ATGAGAGTCAAGAGTCCTAAGTGGAGCCAAGGCGCTCGCCGTCGCAGTGAGTTATCAAAGACTGGCATTAATTTGGCATCCTCCTCTCAGAGAAACCTATTTAAAGGATGGAACGGTCAAATGGCTCCTTTATCCAGGGGAACGGTTGGAGAAGGTCAACAATCTGACGAGAAATTAATTTTCGAGACTCAGTTTAACATTAAGCGCTTAATAGAGCAATTGGAAACAAAAGATGAAGGTCAAGCATAACAAAAAAAGAAACACCGCCTTTTTATTTGAGGCTCTGGTTAAGGAATTGACTAAAACTGTTATCGAAAAGAATAAGAAAAAGACATCATTGATAAAATCAATATTGAAAGAGCATTTTCGCTCTAGCAGTATCTTGGGGCGTGAACTTGATTGTTATGAAGCCCTTAGTAATAAGTCTGGATTAGATAAATATACAGCCGAAAAGTTAGTGTTTCGTGCCAAAAAATCCTATGAGGACTTGGACCAACAAAAGATATTTGAAGAACAGTCTAAAGTTATCTCAAAAATAAATAAAAATTTGAGTAAAGAGGTTTACAACAACTTCGTTCCAAACTATCAGTCTCTTGCTTCAATTAGTCAACTGTTCGGTAATAGAATGCCAGTTAAGACAAGAGTTCTCATGGAGCAGAAAATCATAGAGAGACTAGTAGATCAAAAAGAAGAAACCAAAGAAGACATGAAGTCAATTGATTCTCTGGTTGTTAGATCGTTTACAGACAACTTTAACGAAGCTTATGATAATTTGTTTACAGAACAAAAAGAGCTTCTAAATAAATATGTAAGTTCATTTGACGAATCCAGGGCAGATTTTAGATTATTTGTGGGTAGTGAGCTAAAAAGAATTTATGAAAGTGTGTCTAAGTCTTTGACATTGAAAGATGTAGCAGAAGATGCAGATATGGTTACAAATACTAAAAAGGTCCTTGAAAGAATACAATCAATGAATGTTTCTAAGATTGGAGACAAAGAAATATTGAAAATTCTTAAGCTTCAAAATCTAACAAGAGAGTACAACTCAGATGCCAATTAAGATCAAGATCGGCGCACAGGAATCAGAAAAGAAACCGATTCAGGCGTCAGTCACTTTACAGATAACAAAAACGCTTGGTGGTAATTTGCTTATCAACGACCACAAGTATATTGATATTGTAGTTTCCCCCCAAGAGGGCAAAGTAATAACGATGCCAAAGCCTCATGTTGAACGTGATGTTTTTGACTACCAGAGAGATTTTATGTATAGCCTGTTTAAGGGCGGCGTTACAGAAGCGAGTGAGACGAAAGGCGGACCAGTATTTGGTATGGTTGAGACAACTTACCCCAAGGAGGGTGAGGTAGATACCCTACAAGCAGTACTGTATCAAATATCTCAATATATTAAAGAAACGGCTCACGACGAAGAAAAAGCCGAACAATATGATAAGAATATAGAAGATAGATTTACAGACCCCACTGATGAAGACTCTACTGCTTATGGAGAGATAAAGCCCTATGAAGATACACCAGAAGGTGCGGCTGATTCACTTCCATCTTACGCTTATGCGGGGTATGGCTACTATTACTGATGTCTATGATTTACTTCATCCTGTGTAGTTATGGGATGACTCAAATATTAGTTTTTTCTAAACTACTTAGCCGTATTCGCCCCAAGCAATATTTTTTTCACTGCCCAATGTGTGTTGGATTCTGGGTTGGAGTTGTTCTTATGCTCCTAAACCCATTTACAGAACTATTTACATTTGATGTTTCTTTCGTGAACGCTTTATTGTTAGGTTGTTTATCTTCGGGGACATCGTATGCGTTATGTATGCTTATCTCAGACGGAGGACTTCAGTATGAATACCGAACTAAAGGGGATGTGGACGCAAAAATGGATGTTAAGACCAGTAACCAATTGTTGCAGGGGTAGCAGTATCGTGCGGGTAGCGCCCGCACTCTAAGGAGATAAAAATGACTAAGAAATATGTACTTCAAGAATTTATGAATTTAGATTATAGTGATGACCTTCTTACAGAAGAAGAACGTGAAGGAAATCGCCAAGGTACCCATCTTATTGTAGCCGGAAAAATCCAATGCGCCGAAGCCGAGAACGGCAATGGTCGTATTTATCCCCGCCCAATTCTGGAGCGAGAAATAAAAAACTACACGAAACTTGTAAAAGAGGGTAGAGCCATCGGCGAGCTAGATCACCCCGACACTTCTGTTGTGGAACTTAAAAACGCTAGCCACGTTATCACAGAGGTGTGGTGGAAAGGTGACGACGTGATGGGCAAGATGAAGATTCTCAACACCCCAGCCGGACAGATTGCTAAACAACTAGTTGAAGGCGGCGTTCAACTAGGCATTTCTAGTCGTGGTCTTGGATCAACAAGTCAAAAGGGTGGCGTTACTATGGTAGAGGATGACTTCCAGCTTCTTTGTTTTGACCTAGTTTCAGAACCCAGCACAACTGGTGCTTTTTTGGTAGCTGAAAGTCAATTGAAAACTCATTTGACAAAGGCAGATAAGATCAACCGTGCTCTTAATGACGTACTGGGAAGTGACTAATGTCAACTGCTGGTTTTGGTGTAAAAAACAGTAGCGGAGGCTTTGCTTTTAAAGTAGACCCCGATGGCAATGTAAAGATTGGCGACGAATCTTCTGATATTATGCAAGTTACAGGAACACTGGATGTTGCTGGCGATGTTAATTTTGATGGTTCCTCTGTTTTCAACGAATCAGGCGCAGACAAAGACTTCCGAGTAGAGAGCAATCACCAAACTCATATGTTCCACATTGATGGCGCTAATAGCCGAATTGGGATTGGTACTAACTCAGCGCAATCTGTTTTGCATATTGTTGACCCGTTTGATTCGTATTCAGGCGCTGAAAAAGATGTTGTCTTGATTATGAAAAGTAAAAAAGAGGTTGGTATAAAACTTATCTCCGACTCTGGTAATGATAATACGGACGGCGAAGAAAACAATCCTTTTATAGATTTCTATCAAGATGGGGAACAGGACACTTCTGCAAGAGGCCGCCGAATAGGCTCTATTGGGTTAGAGGGATCTGCTAACGCAACGTTTACTGGATCGATTGGTAATGCCTTTTTTATGGATGCGTTTCATCCAAATACAGGACACTCAAATCGTAATCTTCAGCTAGCCAATACTTCTACAAATGGCGGACACAAAGCTCGTATCACGCTAGAGGGGACTAACGGGTATGTTGGGATTCATACGAGCACTCCTACTACGCCTTTAGAAATCTCAGGCACCACGATGTCTACGACTTATGCGACCGACCCCACTACCCAAGATCTGGGCAGCGGAACTAGCAGCACTTTGTCTATTGGGTCAGGTTTGATGTTTTTGGATGCGGATTCAATAACGGGACAAGATCTTGGAATTGGTATGGATGTCCACACCTTAAATATCCCCAACGGAACCACAAGCGGACAAAAACTTACTCTTGTTATAGAGGGTAATATGGGTGCCGGGAATAGTGTTGGTATTATGGTAGCGGGAAATCTTGCCGGTGCCTCTGACATGTTCATGCCAAGCGCAAAGACTTCACTTAATTTTGTATACTATTCAACCGCCTCAATCTCTTCGTGGTATCAAGTATAAACGGAAAGGAAAGAAATGAAAAAATCAGAACTAAAAAATATTATTAAAGAATGCGTCCGTGAGGTCATCTTTGAGGAAGGCGTTCTTGCTAACATTGTGACTGAAGTAGCACAAGGTATAGGAGCATCACAAGTGGTCCAGGAACATCGGGTCGTATCACCTCGTCAAGCAAATTCTCAGAAAATGACAGCCACTCGAAAAAAGATGCTAGATGCGGTTGCGGCAAACTCTTACGAAGCAGCTAAAAACAAGTTTGCAAATCCTGAACTTTTTGAAGGAACAAAACCACTCACAGAATCTAATGGAAAGAGTGCTCTTGCGGGCACTGATCCCAATGATGCGGGTGTTGACATATCTAATATACCAGGCTTCGGCAACTGGTCGAACGTTGCATCAGCAACGAGAAAGTAAAATAATGAGAAGAAATAACAAAAAACAACAGCCCTTAGAGCCGTGTGTGACTGTTCGTGCAGAACATCATCGAGACGACCCTGAGCGCATGATTAGGAAGTTCCGAAAACTTGTTAAAAATGAGGGCATTGTTGAGGAATGTCGTTATCGTAAGCATTTTACGTCGCCAAGTCAAAAGCGCCGACAAAGAAAAGAAGACAGACAAAGACTCATTGATAAGGTAAATAAGAGAAGAGATGAACTACTTAAGCCTAGGGACAGGTTTATAAAGAGGAGATCATAACATGGCTATATCCCCAGATACTACCAATTATCAAATATCATCGGGACCCAAGCCCGGACTTGGCAGTGTGGGACAATATCAGTCCGCTGGTATGCCTTTTATTACTGGTTCAAGTATTCTTAATAATGGAATGGAACATGTAATTGACTTCCCCACTGTCACCAGATCAATCACAGTGATAAATAGACCATCAGGTTCCGGCGAGGCACCTGATATTAGAGTGCATTTTGCAGCAACTGGTAGCGGTCATGTCATAAAGAACGATCATTACATTCTTCTTACTTCTAATAAGGACAGTATGACAATGAATGTCAAGTGCAGCAGACTTTACATTTCTAGAAACGATGGCCTAGCCACAGCAGGTGCTTATACCGTATTTGCCGAGTGTACGGGAATACCAGCAGGGCAAATGTTCCCTCTTACTGGTTCTGGAATAACTGAATAAATAAAAGGAGATCATCGTGGGCGGCTTCAAACCATCTAGATCAGATATAGACAGTAGTACTTCTGTCGGTGCAGACATAACTTTAGACTCACACCAGTTTACTGGCTCCGTTGATATTACTGGTTCTTTGACGCTTAATGGTTCTGCTGTCACCGGCGGTGGCGGCGGCGGAGGCGCTGTCAGCACCTACACTAATTCTGGCGATAACAGGGTAATAACTTCTGTTAATTCTAATACCATTAATGGTGAAGAAAATTTTACATTTGATGGGACTGACCTTTCGGTTTCTGCCGACGCAGATATTACATCAAGTCTAGGTAGAACAGCTATTGGTGGCGCTGGCCTTGCGGACGCCGCAACTGTTTCTCATATAGATCATAATACTGCTACTAACTTCGGTTTCCGCCAACGGGCTAATGGTCAGACAGAAATAAACGCCAAGTCCGACCAAAGTATTAACTTAAAACTTGGCAGCCAAAACAAGCTTACATTAAATAGCAGCGGTTTTGTTGGCATCGGAGAGAACATAAGCCCCGAGGCAACGCTACACGTCTCATCTTCTACCGGGGAACCTCTTTTTCGTATAGACCATCCAGACGTAGCACACCCTGATCCCATTCTGTATATTACCGGCTCAGGAGAAGTCGGCATAGGAACGATCACCCCTACAGCCGAACTTCATGTCTCTTCTTCTACAACGGGAAGTTTACTACGAGTTGATCACCCGGACCAAGCTGATAGACCCATACTTTTTGTAACAGGCACAAGCCGGATTGGTATCGGTACTGCTGAGCCAGGCAACAGCATTCATGTGAGGTCTTCTGGCAAAGCTTCATTACTACTTGAGGCGGACACAGACAACACTCCGGAATCTGATACTGCTTATATTAAATTAACTCAAGACAATAATGCTACACGAATGATAGTCGGACTAAACGGTAATGCCGGTGCTGATCCTGACGGTGTTTATTTGGCAAACGCAATGTCGAATGCGGGTATTGTAGGTCCAAGAACTGCTGGCAGTTCTTTGCAGTTCTGCACAAGCAATAGAGCAAAAGTTGCCATAACTGATGACGGACAGATGGGTGTTGGTGATGGCTTCACAGAGTCAAATGACCCTACTGCTATTTTGCATATTTCTGGTGGTGTTGCCGCCCAAGGCACAGCCCCAGCATCTCCTCTTGTGAAAGTGGAGTATGATGATGTTGACAATATCCTGTTTGTAACAGGTACAGGACATATCGGCGTTGGAACAGCGGCTCCCACAGCATTACTTCATATTTCATCATCTAGCCCCGACCCACTTTTCCGTGTGGATCACTCCACAAACTCAGGCTCGATGCCCGCCCTGTTTGTGTCGGGTAACGGACTTGTAGGTATTGGGACAGACGCCCCACGAGCCGACACCGCTGACCCTACGAACCGTCTTCATATTCTGGGCGAAGGTGGCACAACCCAGGGAGTAGACCCTGTTGTAAATACTGCACTGATGCTAGAGAATAATAATCATGTCGGCATACAATTTATGTTCCCAACTGGAAGAGCCGGTCAGATTACGTGGGGAACTAACGCCGCAGCAAGAAAAGCGACTTATTACTACGATAGTAACTATAATAGATTTAATTGGGAGGGGCTCACTTACGGCACTAGTAAAATTATGGACCTTGCTGTAGGAGGTGATTGTCTCAACATAGGTAGCAGCAATGCCTTCCATATGAGAGGTGCCGGCCAAGCCCTGGCTAACCTTCACATATCTTCTTCTACTGGCGGTACAGGCAAAGGCGGACCAGTAATGCTCCGTCTCGATCACGAAGAGTACTCTCATCCTCACCCGGTTTTGTTTGTCACAGCCTCAGGACGACTTGGTATTGGGAATGCTGAACCAGCCCATGCGCTAGATATTCGAGGTGGTGCTGGATTGTCTGGATCTTTGGAATTCAGTGGAACTCTCACAACCACATCGCTTTCTACTTTAGTCGGGCAAATGGGGCTAGTCAATGTTGACCGTGCCGCCACTACTATCGATGTTACAGGACAAGGTACCAATACTATGTATACTTTTGGAATTGCAAATGGTACAATTACAGGGCAGCGAAAAGATATTTTTATGAAAATTGCTGCCGATGGTACGATTGATGGCTCAAATTCAATTAACTTGACAGGCTCTAATATTGCAAGCGGTCTGTCTGGTGCCTCAAACGGCTCACTTTTGCTTACAGGCACCGACGGTGGCGGAGGTAGTCAATTTGCGCAGCCTCAGGGTGGAGCATCTCTAATGTGGGATGGTTCGGACTGGCTTGTTTTGAGTCTAAACGGTGTGCAGCATAGTGGCTTCTAATTGAGACTTTAGTAGTCTTCAGTAACATTTCTAGTCGTTTGCATTGATAATCAACTATTTATTTTGATGTAATATCATCAAGTAAAGGGGATTATTTTATGTCTACTATGTTAGAGCAAGCTATCGTTGATGCTAAAGCGCTCCGAGAAGCCGCTGTTAAGAACGCAGAATCAGCCATCGTTGAGAAGTACAACGATGAGGTTAGAGACGCTGTAACAAAACTTTTAGAACAAGACGAAGAGATGGATCTCGGACTAGAGCCTGAAGAGGACGTCGAAGTATCAAGCACTGCCATGGAGCAAGTCCCCATGGCGCACATGTCTGATGAAGAAGATATTGTAGTGGTCGATCTGGATGACATTATAGCCGCCGCCGACTCAGAAGACGAAGAAATGGAAGAGCCAGCTTTAGATCGTCAAGAGATCGCTGACGAAGTAGGACTTCCTTTAGACGATATGCCTGCTAATCGTGATGACGAAATTGATCTTGACGAGGAACAACTTGTAGATATGTTTAAGGAGCTTCTTGTTGTTGACGTTCCTCAAATTGAACTTGATCGTGCAGAGGAAACAGTAAGCAAAGATGAAGTCGAGCAGGATGAATCTGTTGAGTCTTTCTATACTGATGGTATGGACGAGGAAGACAGAAAAGATATGATTAAAACCTCGGAAGAAGGCGAGGAAAAACAAAATGAAAACCTTAAGAAGGAAGTTAATCAACTAAGACAACTTCTTACTAAAGCTAAAGATACGTTACAAGAAATAAACTTGCAAAACGCAAGATTATTATATGCGAACCATGTGCTCGGAGATTCCTCTCTGAATGAGCAGCAAAAATCTAAAATTGCTGAGCTAGTTTCTAAAGCACGTTCGGTAGAAGAAGCGAAGATGGTCTATGAGACTCTTCAAAAGACAATGGCGGGCATTCAAAAGAGTGCTCCTCAATCGTTGTCTGAAGTAGTATCAAAAAGATCCTCAGTTATTCTTGGTGGGAATCGTAATGATGAACGCACTACTGAATCTAGTCCAACGTATAACCGTTGGGCGACTCTCGCAGCAATAAAAAAGACAAATTAATAATTAAAGGAGATTTAAAATGTCTGTATTAGAAACTCTCACCGAAGGCATTCGACAACGTTCGCTTGCTAATGAAGGTGAAGCTCTCCTTGAGAAGTGGGAGAAGACTGGTCTTCTCGAAGGGCTCGACGACACCAAAGCTGGTGCCATGGCACGCCTTTTGGAAAACCAAGCCGCTCAACTTCTCAAAGAAACGAGCACAATGCAAGCAGGTGATGTTCAAGGCTTCGCCTCAGTTGCTTTCCCAATCGTTCGCCGTGTATTCGGCAACCTTATCGCACAAGACCTCGTGTCTGTGCAGCCCATGTCGCTTCCTAGCGGACTCATTTTCTTCCTAGACTTTGTGTTCTCGCCAGATGGTGGTATGCACCCAACTTCTGATGGTAGCCAGCCCAATCGCTTGGCTCAGGTCGCCGAAACTTCTGTTTATGGTGGTGGTAAAGTTGGTGCTGGTATTATTGATGGCATCGATCTCGGTGGCAACAACGGCCAGCTTTCGGCTTACAGTTTGAACAACGGTTACTCTAGCCCCACAGGCTCTGTTACAAATACAGTAGAAGTTCTTGCTTCTGGTACATACGGTGTGACAGAAAGCTCTAAAGATTTCGCTACGATTCTTCAGGCTGATCCTGTATTTACCTCTGGTACTTCTGGATATCTTGTCGGTAAGGTTCCAACACCTTCTGACATTAACAAAGATAACCTGGTTGGCTACGTTCTTTCTAGTTCGTTTGGTTCTGCTGGTAACTTTAATAAATTGGGCGCAGGCGCTGCTACCTTCCAGGTCCGTGCTTTGACTCAGTTCTCTGGAACTGCTGAAGATCACTTGTTGGTTGTTCTCGCAATGCCAACCATGGGCATCTTCTCTGACGCACATGCTGTTTTGAGTGCCGCTGCTGGTGGTGTTGCTTCTGCAACGTACCCATTGGTTGACGGATTTACTGATGCTACACCTCTTGGTGCTGTCGTAGGTACTTCTACTTGGGGCTTGGAGCACAACAACAACATCCCAGAAATCGACATCAAGGTTGATTCTACGGCTGTTACCGCTGTCACCAAGAAGCTCAAAGCTAAGTGGAGCCCTGAGTTGGCTCAAGACTTGAATGCTTACCACAACCTCGACGCTGAAGTTGAGTTGACAAGCATCTTGTCCGAACAAGTTGCTCTTGAAATTGATCAAGAAATTCTTGAAGACCTTGTTAAGGGCGCAACTGCTGGTACATTGTACTGGTCTCGTAGCCCAGGCAAGTTCGTGAACCGTGAGACAGGTCTTGCCCTTAGTGGTACTTCCTACCCTGACTTCACTGGTACCGTTTCTGAATGGTACGAGACTCTCCTTGAGACAGTCAACGAAGTTAGTGCTCGTATTCACCGTAAGACGCTTCGTGGCGGCGCAAACTTTATCGTTTGCTCTCCCGAAATGGCTAACATCCTTGAATTTACTGCTGGCTTCCGTGCTAACGTACAGGTTGACGCTGATGGTGGTTCTTGGGGTGCTATGAACGTCGGTTCTATCAGCCGTAAGATGGACATTGTTGTCGATCCTTACTTCACTCGCAACTTGCTTCTTGTTGGTCGCAAGGGTGCTAGCTTCCTCGAAAGTGGATATGTCTACGCTCCTTACGTCCCGCTGCAAGTCACACCTACCATCTTTGGTACCGAAGATTTCGTGCCCCGCAAGGGCGTGATGACTCGCTACGCTAAGAAGATGGTTCGTCCTGACATGTACGGTCTTGTTGTAGTAGCTGATTTG